AAATACTGATCCTGCGCATACTGATACTGTATGCCTTCTTGTAAGATTTCCCAGTCAGCTTGTGTAATGATGCCCTTGAGTATGAGCTGTGTTCTCAGCACATCATTGAATAGATCGTTAAACTTTTTACGAAGTCTGCTGACAAATTTGGCAAATTTTAGTTCGTCTCTGGTAACTTCGGCAACACGACCAAAATTCAGACCAGTCTGTGATTGCATGCGACTTACGGGTACATTCAGAGACTGATAAAGTTTATTCTGAAAGTAGTTAATGTCATCGATCTGGCCCAGATTTTCACCGCCAGGCAAGGTAGTAATTTCTGTGCCACGTCCACCTTCGCGGCGAGGCAACCAAAAGTCTTCCAGCATGCTCATGACTTTGCGATCATCACGTATTTCACCGGTGCTGGAGTCATAGATGATTTTGTTGCGATACCGAGCCATGATGTCTTTCATGTATTGCTCGGCCTTGATCTTGGGCAGGTTACCCACATCAATATAGAATATTCTGCGTTCCGGTGCACGGCTGAGGCGATAGATGACCAGAGCGTCTTCCATCATCTTCAACTGGTTTACGGGTTTGATGGCCTTGTGCAAATAGCTTAGAACTACGTTCTTTTCCAGGTCCAGCAATCCACTGGGAACAAAGGTAATGCTGTCCGGTGCAATCTTGATGCCCTGATTGGTATGGCTGGGTCCACCGGAAAAATAGTTGGCATTGAACTGAATGCCTTTATCATTGTATATGAAAAATTCTTCGATGTTCTTGATGACTTCAACACCTGTAGGCAACTTTTCTTTGCTGACATTTCGAACCTTGCGAATCTTGCGTGGATCGATCTGTCTAAGTTCTAGCACACCACGTTTGGGTGCTTTAATGTCAATGACTTTCTGAAAATACAGGCGGCCATCGATGTACCAACGACGAAAGATGTCGAATCCCTTGCTGTTGAATTCCAGCAAACGCAATACTTCTTTGAATTCTTTGCTTATGGTTTTCTTGATGCCTTCGTCCAGATCAATTTCGTCGAGGTTGATGTCAACAGGATTTTCATCATCTACGGCTGCTATGGCTTCACTGACAATTTCGTCAATGGCACTGGAGCAATCCGGATACATGCTGGCTTCGCGATAACGTGTTATGAGTTCTGACTCTGACTTGGCCGTTGCATCTAAATCAACAAAGGTGCCGAAGTAACCGCCGGCCTGCACGGTACTGGCGCCGTCATCCGGAGTCGGCGTAATAAAGCTTTGGGCTCTATTGGTCGTATCCTCCGGACTTGCACGGCTGATGGTAAAACCAAACAATGATATGGCCATAACTAATCCAAACTAATTAAAGAGCACCACTAAAGACACTGGCAATGCTAAGTGTCTGCGTAGTGCTGGCATTGGTCACAGTAAAGTGCTGATACTGCCAGGTCACAGTAAAGTTACTGATCTGGTCATTGGCACCAAAGTCCAGAGGTACTGGAGCAAGGTTTGAGGGGAATGCGCTGACTAGCTTATAACCCTTAAGCACCGCACCATTGCGATCCAGTTGGAATACATCCAAATCGCGCTGATAGGTTGATGGGTTCAAACGGCCGGACTTGTTGACCAAGTCTTCCATGCCGTTCATCCACTGTTCCATGGCAGTACGAATGCTGAAATCTGAGTCATTCAATACTGTGATGGTCCAGGGAGCAAATATACGATCGCCAGCAAACTTAACTTCACGACCACGGTAAAATACTGTGGCCGGACCAATGTCCTGACCTGGCAGCTCAGCAGCAGTTACCAGGAATGGAGCACGTGCAACTGCAACGGCCTGTGCTCCAACATAGGTCGGAAAGCTAAGGAACACGGCAAACTGGTTGGGGCGAACCCCACCGTTTGTCAGCGCAGCCTTGAATCTATCTACGTTAAATACGGTGGACATCTATATCTCCTTAGGCGCCAACTTCTTCGAATGCTATGCCTGTGCGGGTAGCAATGAAGTTCAGGGTAATGAAGTTGATGGAACGAGCTGGCTTGATGAAGATGTCAGCCACAAATTCATTACGATCTATGACCTCACCGGTGTTGTTTGTTTCGTCACAAACTACCTTGAAGTCCGTAATGCCTCTGCGACCCTGTACATCACGCAGGAATGGTTCTACGAGATTGCGGAACTGTGCACGTGTAAATGCATCATTGAACTCAAACAGCTGATACTTGGCTGCGGTCGCAATGGCTTTTTCTAGCACAATGAACAATCTACGAACGTTGATGCGATCAAATGCACTGGGCTTGGTAAGCTGAGTCTTGTCACCAAACAATACCGTACCTTGACCAGGGAAGCTAACAACAGGGTTAACGCCCTTCTTATAGAGGTTATCACGATCGGTAAGTGTTGGGCTGTATGCCAACTTGACTACGTTCTTGATAACGCCGCGACTATAACCTGCAGGGCTATACCATGGATCAGCTACAAAATCTGTTCTGGCGCATAAACCAGCAATATCGCCGTTTAATGGAACCCAACGATAAGTGTCATTGTAACGATCGTACTGATATTTCCAACCACTGTCCATGACAGCATAGCTGGTATTAAGGTTAATGGCATCTCTGTAGCCAGTAACTGCAGTAGTAGCAACAGTTGTGCTGGTACGGTTCAATACATTGCTAAGAGGTGGTCCAAAGAACGCTACACAATCTTTGCGCACTTCACAGATGTTATTTACTACATAGCTTATTACGTTAGCACCATAACTACCAATGGGTACCAAACTTAGGTCATATAAACCGTCTTGCTTGAACTCGTCGTATGCAGTAGTTACATCACCGTCGGTTGGAGTACCAAGAGCACCACCAACAAAGCTTGATGTTACTGCTGTTATGAGGTTACCAAAAGTAGTGCTAACAACTGTAGTACCCCAGGCTGTATTTGCTCCTGGTGCTAGGTTGGCTGATGCTGGATGTGCAATGGCATACACATATCCACTCTGGTCTCTTAGCACATCTTTATAGTATGCAGAGCTGCCATCGCTTTTCTTGGCGTCGCTTGCTTTGCTAAGGTATGGGAATTTTTCCAACACCGTTCCAGGAGTGCCACTGAACAAACCATCTTCGTCAATGACAATGACATGCAGTCCATCCAAGGAACCGCCTCTGACACTAGCATAGTCACTGGTGCCGGGATTGCCATCAAACTGAGCAGCATAGGTCCAGCTAGAAAATGTATTGGCATCAGCCATGCTTATTTTCAAACTGTTGCCCCAGGTACCAGGATACTTGGCTGCAAAAATACCAGTATCAAAGGCTATGGTGCCAGCAAAAAACGAAGCATTTGCTTCGTAAGAATCTTGGTTATTGATGATGGTGGCTGTACCACCGGTGTTGCTTAGGTTCACAGCCGCCACTGCATTTCTATGTGCTGTCGCTCCGGCTCTAACAACTTGAAGGTTGTTGCCATAGCTAAGGAAATTTGCTGCTGTAAAAAATGATTCGTAGGTGGAGCTGTCGGGAGTTCCGTGGCTCTTGGTTAGCGATCTCTCGCTATCAACAGCTACGACCTTGTTAACTGGTCCCCAGTTAAAATGCCCGGCATACCCACCAGCAGTGGTGGCGACTGCTGGGACTACATCGGTAAGGTCCCTTTCAGTTACCAGTACACCTGGTGAAAGCTGAAATGCCATCTTATTCTCCTTAAAGTTGACATAGCGAATTAATTACCATTTATTTATAGAAAGCCATAATTAGACATTTTCTAACCACTTTCGCTTCATTTTGTCAATTTCAGAAAACGGATCAGAGTTGAACCATACATCACCGGCTTCTACTACGGGCTGATTGCTGTTGTTCAAACCTGTATCTATGATGCCGAACGGTGTCAATTCGGCTTCGATAAGAGCTGTCTGATTTTCAAACAATTCTTTCTTCAAATTACTGTTCAATATTTCTTTGAAGTAGGTATCATTGCTCAACCAGCCATACAACACCAGACACATGATTAAATCATCATGATAACCTTCATCGGCTTCA